TTTTAGCACCTAGATATTGAACAACTCTTTCTTTAATTTCTTTTTCAGATGAATCTGAATTTTTAAGTTGTTCTACCAATCCTACAAATTCTTCTAATGAATCTTTATCAGTAAGTATAGAACTTGGTGAGTTATTATCTAACTCTCCATCAGGAGCACAATATGCTTTTGCAATACCACCATACTTTGATGGTAGTGATAATGCTCTTACTTGATAATCCTTTCGTGTTACTGCTCTGTTTTGTGTACCAAAGTTTGCCAATGCATTTTGTCTAATTTCTTCTGTTGTATCTGCACCTTTACCACCTGTTGCAGGTTGTTCATTATCACATGCTATTGAGTTTTTACATTGTTGTAATAATATTCGTTCTCCATCGCTTGAAAATACTTCTCTATCATCTTCAAATTCTATTCTATCTATTTGTACTAACTCACCAACACCAACATTTGAATCTACTCCACCACCTACTACATATTGAATAGTAAATGTGCCAGTTGGTGATTGTCCATATGAAGTTGTTTTCAAAAAGTTAGCAGGGTCAAATGATGAACCTAATTTATCAATAGATGATTTTAATCCCAATCCTACATTTTTAAATGATGGTACTAGTTGTTCATCTGATGATGTTGCATTACCTGCACCAAATACAAGAGTTGTTGTATTATTTGCATTTACTTTTGTTGTAAATCTTCTTGAGGTTTTTAGTGTTGTTAAAACACTAGATACACTATCTTTAAATTGTGCAAGAGTTTTATCATTTGCCTCTCCTGTTGCATAATCTGTGAATACCATTTCTTGTGCAAGATAAGGTACTTCATACCACTTATTATTGTTTTCATCTCTTACATCTACGATATCAACAACATTACTTTCAATCAATGATACTTTTGCAAATTGTTGTGGTGTGGAACCAAAATCTTTTGTAATAGTTTTTAAATCACCTGAAATTGCATTTATGTATTTTTTTATTAAATAAAGCGTAGGTTCTCCATTTTCATCAGTTTGGTAAACAGAAATTTCTCTTTCATTATCATCTGCAAAATCTAATATCTCTGTTGTTCTAAAATTTTGGTCGCCTATGGTTGCAGTAACTACCATTCCTTGTTTAACTCTTAAATAATATTTATCATCTGGTCTAACATTAGTTGTTCCTGCTTCTAATGGAGGAACTGTTTGATAAACTGCTAATTTTACAACTGCTGGTGAAGTTACTTTTGGTTTATATCCTAAATACTCTGCAAGTGCAATAATATTTTCTCTATCTTCTGCAGTTGTAATTAAAGATTCTTTTAAAGTATCATCAGTATAATAAGAAAGAACATCCCCAATATAAGATGCCATTTCTATAAACATCATACCTGGTGATGATTCATTAAAATCAGAATAGGTTGTTGGAAAATAAGTTTTAGCATACTGAATTAGATTTTCTCTAAATTGAGCAAAATCTTTATTAAGATACTTTATATTTCTTCCAGTATTTGGTTTTCTATCTAAACTATTTAATGCCATATTTTATTATCCCTCAACTAAAAATGTAATTTCTTGTGGTTCAAAAACATTACCGACAGTAAATTGTACTTTCATTTCTGCAGTATTTTTATCTTTCATTGCATCGGTCATGTTTACCTCAATCGTAGATATATCTATGTAAGGTAACCAAAAATTTACACTATTTGTTATATTTTCTTGTAATCTTTGTTCAAGATTATCAGTTGCTTGTTCAAACAATAACTCGTGAATACCAGAGCCAAAGTTTGGTTGAAATACTCTTTCTCCTTTTCTTGTTAAAAGTAAATTCTTTAAATTACTTTTTGCTTGTTCAAAAGAATTAAAAGCTTGTGCAAAGAAACCTGAATTACCTCGTTGTGCAGGTAAAGTAATACCATATGCCTGATTTGAAAATTCTTCAGTATCAGTTACTACTTTTTTATCAAGAATATAAGCCACTTACTATCTCCTATCTTTTAAACTTTTTAACAAGTTCTGAATTATCTCTATTTAAAATTCTATCTAATCCTGGCAAACCAGTTTTAACACCAAGACCAGTTTTATTTTGAACTTGAGATACATTACCATATCCCATTTGTGCTGCCATATTTGCTTTCATACCTTGTAATCCTGCACCAGCACCTTGTTGATTAAATGTAACTGTTTTATCCATACTTTCATTTACTGATTGGAAATTATCCAATACAGATTTTGATGGTGTTGTTCCTTTTCTTTCGTCTGAAGAAAACGGTTTTGTGTTATTAAGAACCTCATTTAACACTTCGTTTTTAGTGAATTGTCTTTTAGGTTGTGTTCTTTCTTCTTGTAAAGCAAGTTCTGCTTGTGCAAAAGGGTCTACTATATCATCTTCTACTAATTGCGTAGAGGACGGCACAACACCCCCCTTCACCTCTTTTAATCTTTTGTTAACTTCTTCCTCTAATATTTTAGGAAAAGTTTTTGTTAAAAAACTTGCGTGCTTTTTAGCAACTTCTGCTTCTACAATAGTTTTTATTACTTTTACTAATTGTTTTGAATTCATAATTATATAATTTTCCTTACTAATATAAATATATTATTATTGATTTTATGGTTATAGACAATCGGGTGGAATTACAAACCCTATTATATTACCTTTACTCCATTTTGCAATTTTTCTATAACAACCCCCACCATTATCTGAAAATCTGGATCCGCCGGTAGTATTTCCCTCTATGGTCACAACTCCAATACCTGGTAAAAGAGCTTCTACAATTCCAATGTGAACTGCTCCTGGTTTTCTCTTTCCTCTATATAAAATAGCTGCTCCTTGTTTTGGTGTACTTGAAAAATATCCATTATCTTTTGCCCATTGTAACCAACGATTACATAGAGCAGGACCAGTGTTGTATCCTTTTACCTTTGGTTCACCGTATGTTGGAATTGGTAAACCTGCTTCGCTCCACCAAGTTTTTACTGCAGATGCACACCAAAAAGCACCTTTACCTTTTCTTCTCCAAAGTTTTGGATTATCGATATCCGGTAAATGCATAGCATCAATTCTTCCTGCTTCATTTTTCTGCTCACCATTGGGAAATCCTCCATAGTTTCTATTTTTGTATTCTGCTATCTGCAAATCTGCTTTTGCAGCTGCAACAACTTTTGCACCACTTTTACATAAAAATTCGTTAGGTTGTATTTCATCGATTTTATTTAATTGGTTATCCTTTAAATCAGCAGGAGTAGAATCGTGTTGTTTTGTTTCTATTAATTGTGCTCCTCTAGATTTATATTCTAATGCAACTGAGCTTATTGTAGCTTGTTCTTGTTCTGGTAAACTCGAATCTTTTTGTAACAATATATTAGCAGCTTCAACTTTTTCTTTTATAATTTGAACTTCAACATCACTTAAAATATCATTTTTATCTAAAATTGGTTCTATAATATCTTTTTGAACTTCTTGAATTAAGTTCGGAGGTGTTGGTTTTTGAGGTGGAATAGTATATGTGGCTGAAAGTAAAACACCAGGAGCAGGTCCTAATAATATAGGACTAGGATATATTGATAATGTAAAATAAACAAATGTTAAAGTAGTTAAATGCATTTGCATTGAAGAAATCAATCTATCTAAAAATATATTACTATCGTTTATAGGTTCTATTGGACCAATTGGTATCCACACACCCGATGTACTACAAAAAGCATATATTGTTGAAATGTTATATGTTGCACCAAACGCAGGCATAACTGGTGGTAATCCAGATGATAATCGTACACCAGTCCAATATCCTACTACTGCTTTTCCAATATCATCTATGAAATTATGTTTACCACCCTTTACAGATAAAGCTTTAAGACAAGCAATATTTATTAATGATTTCATTAACTCAGTATTACCTTTTGCTACATTTACTAAATTTATTGATTGAAATCCACTTTTGACTGCTAAATCATATTCTTTTGTTAATTTATCAGCGAAATCTTCATACGATTCTGCATTACCAGTTGCGCGCTTATCTGGTGTTTGCATCCATGAACTCATATTTCTTTTGAATACTTGGAAAGACATTGTTTACTCCGTAAAGTTTTTTTCTGATAAGAAAGCATTTAACCTATCTCGTAACTTGTTAAAATCCTCTCTGTTATCAGGTCCTAATGCACTAGGACCAGATGGTGTTTGATATTGTTGTGCGTTGATTAAATTTATTAGTTCTGTTAATAGGTCTAATAATGTATTACCTTTTACAATTGGTTCATCTTGATTTAATGTATTAATATAAACCAATCCTGCATCATCTCCTAATAACTTTATATCATCACCATTGGTTTTTATTACAACATCTCCACCAAAATTTAAAAGTGCACCACCACCACCCTTTTCATCTTCTTGAGCATTAGGATTAAAATTATCAATAGTAAATAAACCATCAGAAATAAATCCATAGTTTCC